AGGGTGGAGGCTATTGAGGTTAATGCTGACTTCACTGTAAAGCTTGCTTGCAGCTACTTTGACTACCAGACACTTGCTTGGAATGTTAATGATGATATAGGTTATTCGACAAGGCCAACTTTTGACTTTGTTGTTGAGCCTGTGACTGACCTTACCTACGTTGCAGGGACACCTGATGTTGACAAGACAGCTATCGCAGAACTCACATGGATTGCACCTACTGATGGTTCTTTCAAGTGCGTAGTCTACTACACAGTCGGTGGTGAGCTTCAAATACTTGGTGAGACCACTGGTGAGAGCTTCGTGATCCACCCACGGCCTGAATGGGCTAACGGTCAGAGCGTTACGTTCACTGTTAAGGCACAGACACCACTAGGGCGCTTGTCTGAGGGTGTAGCTGCAACTAACGCAGTTGTAAGAGTTCCTGATGTACCAACCTCCTTCAGTTTGGCTGAGACGCTCTACCAGACCAACAAAGCTTCTGGTGTTAAAGCTAGGGCAACTATAGGCTTCTCTGAGCCTGTTGGTGGGGTAGGTGCTAAAGACTTCAAGGTTGAATACTTCAGGGACGATGATGGCCCTACCTACAGGCTGTTGGGCTACACAGTTGGTGAAAACTTTGTCTTTAACGACATCAGGGCTGGCGATTACCACTTCAGGATCACGCCAATCAGTTGGTTTGGTTATGAGGGAACACCTCTTGTGGGAACAAAGACTATCTTAGGCTTGTCTGCTATCCCAGCGGACCCAACAAACTTCACCAGCAAGGTTACTGATAGTGGCATCTTGTTTACATGGGACACGCCTAGTGATCTTGATGTTGTCTCTGGTGGCACTACTGAGATCAGATATGTTAGGGATGATGTGGTCACTCCAAACTGGGAGATCGCACAAGTAATCGTTAACAACATCAGTGGTTCTACTACGACCGCTACGCTCCCTATCGCGCCCGGTTACTATCTTATCAAACACTTTGATAGTTCAGACAATGCTTGTGCTAATGCAGCGGTTGTTAAGAACTCCTTTGTGGGGCCTGATTACAACGTCATCACTACCATTGCAGAAGACCCTACCTTCGCTGGGACTAAGACAAACTGCACAGTTGTTGGTAGTAACCTTGAGCTGGATGATGGGTTCCTTACGATGGCCTATCTGTTTGATAACAACATCGACTTAGGCAGTGTTGAGAGCATAAGGCTTGTTCCAAACCTCAGTGCCTCTATTACTGATGGGGCAAATGTTGTGGCGGACTATGACCCTGTGGCTTCTGTCACACGGTTTGCTGGTCCTGTCGTTAATGCCTCAGTCACTTTTGAGGTTAGGACAACTGATGATGACCCTACAGGATCGCCTACATGGTCTGACTGGGAAACATTCACTATTGGCAACTATCGCCATAGGGCCTTTGAGTTCAGGATAACTGCTGTAGTAGCTTCAGTTACTTACACAGTGTCTATATCTGATCTTTCGCTCACTGCTGATAAGTCTGATGTTTCTGAGCGTGGGACTTCTACAAGCAGTGCTAGTGCTGACACAACTGTTAGCTTTGTAGCACCGTTCTATGGTGGCATTGGTGGCACTGACGTACCTTACGTTGGCTGCAACACTGTTGGTGGTTCAACCTCTGACATCATCAACATCACTAGCATAACCAAGGACGACTTCACTTACTCTGTCTACAACTCAGGGTCTAGGGTTGCCCGTTCAATCACTTGGCAAGCAGTAGGACAATAAGAAACAAGCAGGCTCCCTAACGGGGGCTTGCAACACTCATTCTAGAAAACAAAGGAGGCCACAAGATGGCTACAACAACAAGGGTCTTAGACGCTAACGTAAACGGTGTCGTCTACACCTCTAATGCAAACGATGCACTGGAGGCATTGGACACTTGCCACTCAGGAGCTACAGCCCCAACTGATGAGGTTGCTAATGGCAAGCTTTGGCTGGACACATCGACAACGCCGGGTGTCCTGAAGATTTACAATAACGCTACTTGGGTAGCCGTTGTTAGCTCAACGACAGTAGATGATGCTGGTGGGCTGCTGGCATCTAACAACCTCTCTGACGTAGCTAATGCAGCTACAGCCCTCACCAACCTTGGCCTAAGCGCACTAGCACCTGAGATCAATGTGCTTGATGGTATTACAGCCTCTACAGCAGAGCTTAACATAATGGATGGCATTACAGCCTCCACAGTAGAACTTAACTATGTAGACGGCGTTACAAGTGCCATACAGACTCAGTTGAACACTAAGGCATCTTCAAGCAACCCAGTCTTTACTGGCTCTATTGAGGAGCAAACAGGTACGATGCCAGCAGGTACAACGCCTGCGATTAATCCTGCAAACGGTACGGTTCAAGAGTGGACGCTAACAGGAAACTCTAGCCCCACAGACAGCCTTACTGATGGTGAGTTTGTTGAGTTGCTTATCCAAGACGGCACAGCGTACACAATCACATGGCCGACGATCACATGGCTCACTGACGGTGGAACAGCCCCTACGCTGGGCCTGACGACCGTAACGCCTGTCTTGATCCAGAAAGTCGGTTCGACACTATACGGTCGCCGCACAGGGGATGGTGGTTAATATGGCAACGAGACAAAAAGGGCTAGGCGCAGCCTTGGGAGGGGCCGACCCAACTAAAACCTTAGAGGCTAACGCATCCTACAAGGACACAGGTAAAGTCACGAATTCGTCGGGCGTGATTACCTACGCCAACTGCCCAATCGGTACTGCTTCTGCTGACAGGGTGTTAGTTGTCTTGAATAGCACAAGATCAACCCGTTCCATTACTGGTATAACTGTTGGTGGGGTGGCTATGGATGTTCAGGTGGCGTCGACAGCGGGTGAGCGGGGATACAGTCATATAGCTACTTTGCTAGTTACGTCAGGCACGACTGCCAACATTGTAGTGACCTATAACTCTGATCCCAACGACGGGGGTATGGCTATTTATTCAACAACAGGAATGTCAGCCACTGCTACAGCCACAGCTAGTTCCATCAATACAGGGTCTGTGGTTTCAACTACCTTGAATGTGTTAGAGGGTGAACTTCTATTCGCGTGTGCAGGTAGTGACACTGGGTCCATCGGCATAGCTTGGACTGGAGTGACTGAAGACGTCCAATTCGATGACACGTCAAACAGTCGCGGTCAAATTGGCATGGGGTCTGAGGTTATATCTGCAGATGAAACCCCAAGAACGGTGTCAGCTACATTTCAGGGACCATCTTCTGATTGCGCCATAGCAGCCGCTACATTCTAAGCAGCATAAGGAGATACCTACATGCAATACATTAAGCTAACTAACAACGTAGCTGGGCGGTACACGTTCCGGCAGCTTCGCCAAGACAACCCGCAAACCTCCTTCCCCAAGGAGCCAAACACTGAGACCTTGGCAGCGCTGGGCGTGTTTCCCGTGACCCAAACGGAAAAGCCAGCGGTTAATGAGGGGCAGGTTGTAGAGCGCGACGCTCAGCCAACAGATCAGGGCGACGGCACGTATGTCTGGGGCTGGACCGTCAAAGACAAGTCTGTTGCTAAGTTAGCCGCAGAAGCCCGTGACAAGCGCGACGCTTTTCTAACAGAGTCCGACTACACACAACTTGCAGACAGCCCACGCGACAAGCGATCATGGGCCGTCTACCGTCAGGCTCTACGTGACATCACAGATCAAGTAGGTTTCCCAGAGACTATCGTTTGGCCTGTAGAACCTTAACAACATTGGCCCTGCTAGAAATAGTGGGGCCTTTTTGTCTTTTAGGGGTTGTGGCTGCTTGAGACTTGCTTTAGAAACAGTGTTAAGGAAACACACACACAAAGGAAAAAGGCAATGACTTCATTCGACTACTTCTTCATAAGCTTCCTAGTAGCATTTGCATTGCCTGTGCTACTGGGCTTATCCACAAACAACAACCAAAGGAAAACAAAATGAACCTTAAAGAATACTCTGACTTCGTAGAGGGCAAGGTACTAACTAAAGGAACTGATAGGCTTGCTGAGAATACACTTGGCCTAGTCGGTGAAGCTGGGGAGGTAGCTGAGAAGATCAAGAAGTGCTTCCGTGATGGCGATCTAGACCGTGAAGCTGTGCAGAAGGAACTGGGAGACGTACTGTTTTATTGGGTTGCACTACACAATCTACTTGGGCTATGCCCTGACCACACAATCGACACTAATGTAAACAAACTGAATGACCGTGAGACCCGTGGCGTACTGCGCGGCTCTGGCGACAACCGATAGGAATTAAGAAACATGAGCAATATCTTCCGTTCACCCATTGCAGAACAAATGTGGGACATGAAGTACCGTCTGAAGGAATACGATGGGACACCTGTGGACCTTACAGTTCACGACACTTGGGAGCG